AACCAAGCATGAAGACATGCTGTTTCTGCATATTGAACATCCCCTCAACAACACGACGGCATGTTTGCCACCATTCTTCTGTGCCGGTGGCGTCTGGATCAAATTCATTCAAGCGTCGGGAGTATGTACGTTTAAAGGTTACATATCCAAGTGGTCCCCATGGAACCTCCAATCCTTTGTAGGGATCAACAAAAGTGTCTGAAAGTCTAAATCTGCGTATGTTTTCAATTGTTCTCATTATCGTTTTCCTTTAAATTTTTGATATTTGTTATGTAGTAAATCTCTTTGCATTGGTGCAGTTAAGACAACCGGTGATGTGGCTACTGAATTATTACTACCTATATTATTCGGCAACACTTTAATATTTACATTCGATGTATCCATAAACATATTATAAATCATCCCATCGGGCCCATTTCTATTTTTAGCTATAAAAACTTTTCCCGTGTTGTTCTGTTTATCTTCGATCGTTCGGGACACTGTGAAAATGAGATCAGCGACAAAGCATTTGTTGAATGCTTCGGAAATCTGTTCCATCGTAATCACTTCCGCATTGAGTCCAGATCGGTTAGTTTGAGAAGCCGTCCAGATCGGACACTGGTACTCAGTCGACAGGCCGCGAAGCTCTTCATAAATTGACTCAAGCTCATTTCTCTTTTCTTTCCTAATCACAACGGGCTTTAATAAATCGGCATAATCAACAATAATTAACCCGGGTTTAATTCCCCTTTTGGCCAGCCTGTTAAGATGGTTTTTGATTGTATTGGTTGACGCTGATTTCGTGGGGTATTCCTTAACAATAAGTTTACCATCGATATCTTTAATATTATCATAAACTTCTTGTTTAAAGGAATTTAGCTCTGACAATGGATACCCAGTGATACAGCTATCATATCTTTTCGCAATCACTGTGTCCTGTAGTTCTAAAGTGTAATGAACAACCGTTTTACCTTCTTTGATCGCCTCGGATCCAAGGTGGACGAGAACCATCGACTTTCCGGCGCCTGTTGGGGCAATTACCACACCCAACTCTGACTTACCAAGACCACCGCCGCAAATAGTGTCGACATCTTGCCAACCGGTCGTGACCGGGTTTCGAAACTTAGGAACATATCTTTCTTCGAAATCAGTAAGATATTCATATCCAAAGTCAGTCTCTGAGCCAAGCTTCAGCGAGTCATTAATTATTGTTGAAATTTCATCAAAAGAGCAACTTTGCAATAAATCAACCGACTTAAGCATTGCTCCCTTCAGATTTTGCTTTCTACAAAAATCAAGAGATTGCTCCTTAATATATTCACCGTCGACCACTTCCGAATTGCAGATAAGCTTAAAAAACTCAGATATCTGCTGTTTTACAATCTCATCTTCCGCCTCAAGTTCGGTGTCAAGTATTGTTTTGATGGTCTGGAATGAGGGGTGGGTCGAGTATCGGTCTCTATAATTTAAAATCTTTCTGGTGAAGACTCTCAAATATTCAATTTCTAGAAAGGAGATATCAAGGACTTCAAAGATCTGATCTGCGAAGGCTCGCTCCGTCAATATCAGATGAACTAGTCCATCCTGAAATGTTTTTCCAAACTTTGAAAAGTCTACTTTTTCGCCCAACTTATGCCTCTTTGTTTTATAAGTATAACATCTATTCTCTAGATGTCAAGTTGTTATGCTACCAACTTGATGATTGTCAATTAACAATCTAATTTTATTCTATTCAGTACCGCTTTGAGATCTTCCCAGTTTATTTCCCCGAAGCCATCTTCTAGCATCAGGCCAATTATATGCGTCTGGTTGAACGTACACTCAAAATTTTCAACAGAATTTTTAACGAAATTCTTAGATTGAATTGACATCATGGGTGAATAAAGCTGCATCATCTTATAATTATGCTTAATAACTTCTTTACCCTCAACTATATTTGTAAAAAATTTCAATTTTGTAGATGCATTTTCACAAAAATCGACGACCTCGTCGATAGTATAGTCTTTTTCAGAAGCCAAAAAAGAAAGTCGTTTCTTTACGGTTGGTAGGCCGGCTCCCTTAATGCCTGGCAGGTTGTCAGATGAGTCTCCGGCAATGGCTCTCGCAAGGGCCATGTTTCTTGGATGTATTCCGATTTCCTCTATGATTCTTTTCTTGTTCATAAGATCACCACTGGTGGGTCTATATACAACTGTCTCTGCATCACAAAGTTGCAAAAAGTCTCTATCGTTAGACGCAATGACCTTCTCCCAACCATCGTAATAGCTCATCCGAGTAACATACGATATAACATCGTCTGCCTCAATCTCAGGAATCATTGTTTGCACTATCGGCATTTCATTGAAGTACTCAATAACGCGTGACTGCTGCCAGATTTTATTGTGTATGACTTCATCATCGGTTAAGTTATGTACTGCTCGATTTAGACGCAGCGGCTTGCGGCCCTCTTTATATCCTTTATCAATTGCTCGGCGCTTCATTGAACCATTTGGTCCATCCCAGACAATGACGATTTCATTAGGATTTGTTAATCTTGTTAACGTTTGTAATATCTTAATGGTGCCCTTGATACCTCCGATCGGTTGTCCGTTTGTGGACAACGAAGGATCAACGATATAGGCGCGAATAAACATATTCAACGCATCGATAACCAATACTCTCTTCTTCTCACTCATATTTTGTACCTACCCCTGGTTTTATTATAATACGTCTTGACACTAAAGTCAAGTACCTTTTAGTCAGTTACTGGAACTGTGAGATCCTCTGGATCTTCATAGAAAACGCTGGCATCGCCTTCGCGTTTATCAAACTTCTGGACAATCTCTTCATCCATAATCTGGATAATTCTTTTCCGAAATTCTTCGTCGCTCTTTATAGTCTCAGTCCATTTTGATGGTTGGAACTTCTTTGAGTAACCATCTGGTGTAGACAGAGTATACCAAGCGCCGGCAGAGGAAAGATGTTCGGATCCCTTGATGGCATCAAACCAAGATTCTTCATCGCGGATACCCACATCATCAGTACCCCACATAATGCGGAAGGCACATGAACGACCTTGTGTTCCAAAGCGAGACTTCTCAAGTTTTATTTTGACTTCGGAGCCAATGCGAAACCCTTTCTCATCCTCAATGAACGCAGCCTTAGCTTTACGTCCAGTCAGCCAGATGCGAAGCGAGTATGCATAATGCATCGCTTTGCCGCCTGGGGTTGTGTAGGGTGTCGTCATTGCAACGATTCTTGCATTTGGGCCTTGTGGGATATTGGTCTTAAGTTGGTTAAGAACAATTAAGGTTGCTTGTTTGTCCGCAATCGGGATAACAAGCTTTGACATTCCCTTCGCGAGAATGCGTGCCTTCACCGCCATTGAAGATTGTGGGTTGAAGTCTCCCTCAACATCTGAAACAGAAGGAGTGAAGGCTAACGAGTCCCAAATAAATACTATTTGTTCGTCAGTCGCTCCAAGCAGTTCTTCAATGGTTTCCAAAACAAACTCGACAGAGGTTGCTTGAACATACATCAACTGGTCTAGATCACACCCTGCTCGCTCCAAGAAGGCTGGGTCGATGGCAGACTCAGAATCGAAGTAAACAACAACCTTGCCTGTTTTCTGGGCGTTTGCGGCCACTTGTACTGCCATATATGATTTACCGGTTGATTCTAATCCCGCGATCTCTGTGATCTTGCCTACTGGAATTCCTGTCAACTTGCCTTTGCTGATGATGGAGTCGAGCCAGCGGGAGCCGGTCGGGATCCACTCCTTAACGGATGTGGGGTTATCGCCAGACAAGTTGTGTGCCACATTTTGTCCGGCCTTTTTATTAACTATTTTCATTAAGCTTTGCAGGTCTACTCGACCGGCTTTAGCTGTTGTTTTCTTCGCCATGTGCCCTCCTTAAGACATAAATAGCGGCAGACTTTTTACCGGTCTGCCAGCGGCTGTTTTCACTCTGCTGTATCAGTAGAGCTAGCGGTGTCAGCCGCGGTGTCTTCATCCTTATCCCCGCAAGCCATTAATAGGGTTACGGCAAGGATTGGTAGAACGAGTCTCATATTCTCTCCTTAATAATGGCAGACTTTTTACCGGTCTGCCGGCGGGTTTGTAGAACAGGTTTAAGTGTTCTTTGTTTCTTGTACATGCAGACGCAAAGTTTGAGCAGAAGTCTTGACTTCCTGCATAACCTTACGCAAACGGGTGCCGGCTGCGCCGTTACCTTCATTATAGAATTTACTGTAATCTGCTCGAGTGGCAGTTAACAGTTCGATCATGTCTTCCAACATATTGATTTCATCTTGCATTTTGTTACTCCTTTAAAGTGGCGGCAGACTTTTTACCGGTCTGCCAGCGGCTTTGTTTACTACTCAGTTGTAGTTGCGGTGGTTTCAGTAGTTGTGTCACCGGTGGTGGTTGCCTCTGGTGTCTCTGTGATAGCAGAAACCTCAACAATCTCATTGATAATCGGGATCGTCTCTGTTGTGCTATTATCAGATACAGTAGCCGGGTCAACGGAACAAGTTCCATATGCGGTTGCGACAATAAGCACGCCTCCAACAACGCTAACTTGAACCTTCCAGCGGGCCCATAAGGATTTTAACCATTCCATAACATTCTCCTTTTTGTTTATAGAAAATTGTGGCAGACTATTTATAATACCGGTCTGCCAGCGGCATCAAACAAATCTATTACTTATTTAGCCATAAGTTCGTCGAATGCCTTGTCTACCGGATTTTTGGTATCAACATTATATTTTCCTGTCTCAGATGAACGCTCTTCAGCGCTAGCGTTACCTGAAAGTTGCTCGTCAAGAATTGCATCGATGTCTGTGGGGGACAGACGCTCAAAGAGGCTATCAAAATCGGGCATACGATCAAGGAGGGCAGGGATAGCCTCAGTGTCTTCCAGCAACGTAGACGTGCTACGACGCATTTTTAGATTTGTTTGTGGAAATGTCCCAGCGTGTGTACGCGGGGTATACGTAAGAGAGATATCTGTCCCTTCAAGGGCATCCGTAATGTCTCCATATTCTGGATCCAAGATGTAGCCCAGCAAAAGCTCATACGCCTTCTTGCCGTATCCGTAAAATTTGATACCAGCTTCTTCTTGTCCACGAACAACAACGGGTGAAAAATATCGTTGTCGTACGAACAAAGACTTGGCAAGCTTCTTGCTATCATCATCATTCTTCTCAACTCCCTCTCTCCACAGCGAGGAAGCAAAATCGCAAATTCCGCAGCGTTCGCTGAAGTTTCGCTTCGGGCACATAATCCCGCCTTTTCTTTCTCCAATGTTATAATGGAAATGCATTTCCTTTAGAGGATCTCCATCTCCCATTGGCACGATTCTAATATCAGTGTCACCCTCTTGTGGGCGAAACCAAACTGAATCCTCCGATTCGTCACCCTTAAGTTGGGCGAGCTTCTTTCTCATTAGTTCCATATTAATTGACATATTTTCTCCTTTTAATTAATGTCTAAAGTATACCAAGCGTTCCTTGATATCTAATATATTACTCTTGTCCTAGCTTGTCAAGAGTTTGTTTTTGTATTACGTTAGTGTGGGCAACGCAAAACCCAAAGTCATGTAGATGAGTTTCCCAAATACCATAAGAGATCTTCTTAAAAGCGTTCCTTGGTTTTTGTTTCAACTTATCTACAATTTGTTTATGTAGTCCTATTTCTTGTTCTAATCTTTCATCATTTATACATATATAATAACATATCTCCCGGGGGGTGTCAAGCTCAAAAAGCCATTTTTCTTGAATTTTATCAATGTCTAAGATCCCTATTGAGCGAATTCTGTTTACAGGCGCCGGCCGGGCCATCTGGCCAATTTCTGGTTCTGTGTGAG